GACTTACCTCCAGAAGAACTTCAAAAAGTAAATGAATTAGAAAAAGTACAATCTTTAGATATACCTTATTATGATATATCTCCTACTGAAAACCAAAAAATATCTTTAGATCAAGCAATAACATTACCCGAAAGTTACTCAATTCCAGAAACTATAAGTGATGAATACTTAAATAATGATGCTGGGTCAGGTTTTAAATTGATACACAATATAGAAAGTAAAATAGCTCGAGATAATAATCTTAATAATTATCCTATTTTTGATGGAGAAATAATATGGGATAATTTATATCAATTACATGTAAATTGTGTAAAACCTATATTAGAAAATTTTGGACCTAATAATATAAAAATAACTTCTGCTTATAGAACTGAAGAAATTAATAAAATTATAGGAGGTATTTCAGATTCTCACCATTTATATGGATATGCTATTGATTTAATAAGTATAAATCATGACTCAGCAGATTTATTTAATTGGTGTAAATTATATTTACCCGAATGGAATCAATTAATCTGGGAATATCCTGAAAGAGGTAATTTTACTAACATTAATTTTGATTTTTCATGGGTTCATATTTCTTATGTTAAAGAAAATAATCCTAAATTATGTTCTATGTCATCAAAAGTAGAAAATATACATAATGCTTATATAAATGATTCTACTATAAGAACAGGAAATTTTACTCATAATATAAATTTAGCAGATAAAACTTTATTATAAAATGACATATATACCAGAAAATCCCAATTCATATACAGGTAATCAAGTAATAATAAATTCAGACAGATTACTTTTTAATGCTAAAGAAGATAGTATTTTATTTTACTCAAATAAAGCTATAGGATTTAGTACAAATGGTAATTTTCATTTTGATACAAGCCCTAATTTAGATAATAAATTTATAATAAACTCTCCTAATATATATTTAGGATTAGAATATGATAACACACTTCCTACACAATCTGCTGTTTTATCGGATGATTTAATATCTTCATTATCAGATATTTTAGATTTAATAGAAACATTATATAGTGACATAGCTACTAATATTTCTTTTTTATCAACTACTGCAGGAACCCTTACAGGTATAAACCCAAAAAACTTTCAACTATTAAGAAAAAGAACAAAAGAAATAGAAGATATAAAAGAAGAATTACAAGATATAAAAAGTGAAAAAACAAAATTAGTATAATGTCAACACAAACAATAAGAAATATAATAAATACCCAAATAGATTCTGTTTTAAATCGTGCTAAAAAAGAATTAAAAAATGAAGGTAAAAAGAAAATATCAGAATTACAAAACGAACTTCCTACTCCTGATGAAATAATATCAAAATTACAAACAGATATAAATGAAGAAACATGTGGTGAAAGTGGAAAAAATAAACAAGATAAAAAATACCAAACAATAAAAAATTCTTTAGATACAATACAAAATACTGTAAAAAATGCTTTAGAAAATATAAATAATACAGAAGAAAAAATTAAACCTATAAGTGAAGAATTAGGCCCAGTTACAGAGATAAAAAACTTTGCAGAACTTTTAAAAAATACTCTTATCCCTATATTAACTATAGCAATATTAGCTGTCCCCGTTATATTAGCAGCATTAACAGGTCCTGCAGGAAATGCAAAAGCAGCAGATGCTGCACAAATGAGAAGAGATAAAGCAGATTCAAAAGTAAAAGAATTTAAAGCTTTAATACAATCTATTCCTTTAATGATAGCTCCATATAAAAAAAAGGCACTTAAACTTCTTGCTATTTTAATAGGTATTAAATTAGCTTTAACTAAATTAGATACTCTTATATCAAAATTAAAACTATATGCTTTTGCTAAAGTATTAGAAACAGAAGAAGGATGTAATGATTTAAGTAATAATGCAAATGTTTCTGTAGGAAATTCAAATAATAGAATAATCCCTGATCCTAATGGCCCTACAGAATTAGAAAATTATATGTCTTTTTTAAATGATAATTATAAAGATGTATATGATAAATTACAATCTTCAAAAAACCAAAAAGCAATTGAAAGAATTTTTATTTTAAAAGATAATTTAGAAGAAGATTATAATATTAGTTTTAAAGTAACTAATTCTTAAAAAAAATTATATTTATAAACAAACAATTAATATTAATTATGAAAGCAAAAACCTTTGAAAATTTAATTAGAAAAATAGTTAGAGAAGAAATTGATTATGCATTACGTAGAGAAATTAAATCTTTAAAAGAAGATATACGTGATGAATTAACTCCCCAAATAACAGAAAATAAAAAATTAGTTTCAGATTTAGAAGAAAATCCAAATTCTTTAAGAAAAAATATTATGGGCAAACCTAATTTACATAAATCTGTTCCTAAACAACAATTTGTATCAAATACTACATTAAATGATTTATTAAATGAAACAGCTCAAGGTGATACTAATTTAGATAAAAATCAATCCCCTGTTAGTCTAGCAGAATCTTTTAACCAACCTTCAGCTCCTATGGATACAACAGGTATGCCTTCAGTAGTAGCGGATGCAGTTACAAGAGATTATAGTAGTTTAATGAAAGCAATAAATAAAAAGAAAAAAAATAGACCATAATGCCTATAATACAAGGAATAAAAAGAATAAGCCCATTAGATCTTAACAAAAATGTTACGATAGGAGTAGCTTTTCCCTTAGATGAAACAAATATGTTTAAGGGAACAAAAACTTTATCAGCACAACTTAAATCAAACCTTATTAATCTTTTATTAACACAACCAGGAGAAAGAATTAATCAACCTAATTTTGGTGTAGGGCTTAAAAATTTATTATTTGAACAAAATATAGATCAAGATTTATTAAATGAAACTATAAATGAACAAATAAAAAGATTTATACCAGAAATAACTTTAAAAAAGGTAACAACAGGACTTTCAAAAGATGAACATACTTTATTTATAAATGTATCTTATACAAACAAATTAAATGGAAGTTCAAAAACGGTACAATTAAATTTTAATTAAAATGGCTTACAATAAAATATCAAATAGAACTAAAGAAAAAGATATAAATTATTTAAATAAAGATTATAATTCTTTTAAGAATAATCTTATTAGTTTTGCACAATCTTATTTTCCAGAAAATTTTAATGATTTTAGTGAAGGTAATCCAGGTATGATGTTTTTAGAAATGGCAGCTTATGTAGGTGATGTATTATCATTTTACACTGATACTCAATTGCAAGAATCTTTTTTATCTTTAGCTCAAGATAAAGAAAATCTTTATAACAGAGCATATGCTATGGGTTATAGACCAAAAGTAACCACAGCAGCAGCTGTTGACTTAATAATATCTCAATTAGTTCCCTCTAAAGTTATAAATAGTACTTATGTGCCTGATTATGATTATGCTTTAAAAATAAAAACTAATTCTACTTTTAAATCTACAGAAGGAATTACTTTTTATCTTACTAAAGATGCTGATTTTCAATTTTCTAGTTCTACTTCCCCTACTACTGCTAGTGTATATCAGTATGATGGAAGTAATAATCCCGAATATTATTTACTCCAAAAACATGCATCCGCAATTTCTGGAGATACTCAAACTCAAACTTTTACAGTAGGTGAACCCGAAAGATTTCAAACTTTTACTTTATTTGATGAAAATATAATATCAATAGAGTCTATTGTAGATTCAGATGATAATGAATATTTTGAAGTTCCTTATTTAGCTCAAGATACTATATTTGAAGAAATAACAAATACTGCTGCTAATGATCCTACTTTACATCAATATAATAATGAAACTCCTTATTTATTAAAGCTAAAACAAGTTCCTAGAAGATTTGTTAGTAGAGTAAGACATGATAATAAAACAGATATTCAGTTTGGAGCAGGTATTAGTAATAAACCCGATGAACAAATAATTCCAAATCCTGACAATATAGGATTAGGTATAAAAGATGGTAGAACTAAATTAAATACAGCTTTTGATCCATCAAATTTTTTGTATACAAAAGCATATGGTCAAGCTCCTGCTAACACTATACTAACAGTAACTTATGTAGTTGGAGGGGGATTAGGAGCTAATGTAAATAGTAATACTATTATAAAAGTTGGTAGTTTACTATTTAGTAATAAACCTAATATAAACGCGGGAATGAGAAATTTTATAGTATCTTCTGTATCATGTGTTAATCCTCGTCCAGCACGAGGGGGAAGTGGAGGCGATACCGTAGAAGATATTAGGTTAAATACTATAGCTAATTTTTCAACACAACATAGAACTGTAACAAAAGAAGATTATATCATTAGAACCTTAGCAATGCCTCCACAATTTGGTAGTGTAGCTAAAGCTTATATAGTTCAAAATGATCAATTAAGTCCTATATCAAATGAACCAAATAAAATACCTAATCCATTAGCTTTATGTTTATATGTATTAGGATATAATAATACTAATAATCTAACAACATTAAATACTGCTACTAAAAGTAATTTATCTACATATTTAGAACAACATAGAATTCTAACAGATGCTATTATTATAAAAGATGCTTTTATAATTAATATTGCTCTTGATTTTGAAATTACAGTATTTAAAAATTATAATAATCAAAACGTTTTACTACAGTGCATTACAAATTTAACTGACTATTTTAACATTAAAAAATGGCAAATTAATCAACCAATTCTTTTATCAGATATTAAAAATTTAATAGGAGAAGTAAAAGGGGTCCAAACAGTAGAGAGTTTAACTATTACTAATAAAAATTCATCTTCAAAAGGATATTCATCTTTTTTATATCCTATAGATACAGCAACTAGAAACGAAGTAATTTATCCTTCTTTAGATCCTAGTATTTTTGAATTAAAATATCCTGATACAGATATTAAAGGAAGAGTAACAACATATTAACCATGGCATATTATTTTTTATTTCCCGAATTAGATACAACATTATATAGTCAACCTGATAGAAAAGAACTAAATACAGGAAATGACGAAATTTTAGAAATAGTTAAAGAAAGAGGATCTACAGATAATCTTCTTTATCCCTCTAGAATATTAATAAAATTTAAAAATGAAGAACTTGAAGATGTTATATCAAATATTATTGGTTCTTCTACTTTTAATAATAACACAACAGTAACAAGCCTTAATTTAACAGCAGTAGAACCTAAAAACTTAGTCCAAACTTTAAATTTAGAAGTATTTGCTGTATCTCAATCTTGGGATGAAGGTACAGGTAGATATTCAAATTTACCTACTAGTTCAAACGGTGCTAGTTGGAGATATAGATTTAATACAACAGTAGCTACAGAATGGACTACTTCAAGCTTTGCTGCTGCTAGTACAGGTTCAATAGTTAGTTCTTCTTTATTAACCCCAGGAGGAGGAGTATGGTATACAGGAAGTAATTTTCAATCAACAGAACAATATTTAGTAGGACAAACTTTAGATACAGATTTTAATGTAATAAATATAGTAAAAAAGCATAGTGCTAGTTTATTTGCAGATCAAACATATCCTACAGGAATAGACAATAATGGATTTTTAATTAAAAAACCAGACACAGTTGAATCAGATGTTTCACACAGTTTTGGTGAATTACAATATTTTTCTGTAGATACTCATACAATCCACCCACCAAAATTAACTTTTAAATGGGATGATTCTACTTTTCCTAGTGCTTATACTGGAAGTATAAAATTAACTACAGATGATTTAAATGTAACTTTATATCGAAATAAAGAAGAATACAACCAAAATGATATAGCTACCTTTAGAATACACGTAAGAGATAGATATCCTGTTAGACAGTTTGTTACTTCTTCAAATTTTTTAAATACAAAATATCTTTCAACAGCTTCTTGTTATAGTATAAGAGACGCCCATACAGAACAAGAAATAATACCTTTTAATGATACTTTTACAAAAATAAGTGCTGACAATGAAAGTAATTTTTTTAAAGTTTATATGAAAGGTCTTCAACCTGAAAGATATTATCGTATTTTATTTAAACATAGAGATGAACACGGAACTGTAATTTATGATGATAAATATTACTTTAAAGTTATTAGATAATGCCACAATTAAAAAAAAACATAATAAGTAATAGATTTTCTAATGAAATTACTGATAAGTCTTTTTCTAAGTTAGCTAAATCTAGTGTTTCTATTGACGATAATAGAATCAAAGATATATATAATAATTTATTTTATGATATTCCTAAAACAGGAAAAAATTCCCATAAAAATATAATAGAACAAAGTGATAATTATATAAATCATCAACAAAACATAATTTTAGATAAAGATATTAAAAGATTAACTAATCAATTATCTGCCAAAGAAGCAGAATTAACTTCTTTAGAAAATCCAACTAATGAAGAACACCCTGTATATGAAGATGGAGCTATATTAATTGCAGGAGAAAATGGACAACAATATCAAGACATGGATACTAAATATATTATGCAAGAAGGAAGAAGAAGAGCTTTTAATGATGATAATATATTTGTTACAACAAAAAAATTATTACAACTCCCTCTTAGTAATCTTGATGGGAGATATTTTTTAACTTTAGATGAATTAAATTCATTACCTGATGGTCCTCTTATAACTAATACTTTAGATTTACGAGCAAAAGGTAATGATCTAAAAATAGATGATTTACCTGATATTATAGGAACTTCTGCTTATTTAGATATTGAATTAGAATGTTTAGGAAATGAAACTTCAGATTATGTAGGATCAATAACAGATAATATGTTAGATTTAGGTGTTCAAACTTTACAATTCTATTTAAATAATGATGCTTGTGTAGTAAAATATATTAAAGACGATTATATAAATGATGGTACAGGTCCTACTTTAGTAGAAGAATCAATATCAAAAGGAGAAGCAAAAATAATTAGAATTCTTAGAGAAACAGATATAGGAAACAACATGATTCCTACAGATATATCTCAAAATCCTACATATGGTTATGCTAATAATCTCCCTACTAATATTACTTATAATGGAAATGAATTATTTAATTATATAAAACTTTGGGGTCCTAATGGAGAATATCCTTCTGTAGTTTATGCCTCAGGAAGAATTAGAAGTAGAGAAATTGAAAATACTCATATAGGTAATACTTTATCTCAATTTGGAGAAACTCAAAATACTACACAAAGAGTTTTTAATGGATTACCTACCACACAAACTGCTGAAGGAACTTTTGGAGAGGCAGAAGTACAATTAATAACAGACCCTAACTATACAGGACAAGATATTAGTACTTATGGAACAAAATTAATTTATAATAATCCAGGATATTATGGTAGTTTAGGTCAAGAAAGTAATCTTCAACAAGAAGTATTTAATGATCGTAATAATCCCTATTATAGAGTAACAACATCTCAGGGATATCCTGTATATGGTCAACCTATTATTAGATATGATAATAAATATTGTGTAGTTGTAAGAGCTTATAAATCAGGATTAACTAGATATGTTCAATTTTTAAATTTAAAAAATAATGATATATTTAAAAAAAGAAGAGGTCAAGTAGAAGATGCTATGGGTTTTGCTATGGATTATAATAGTAATACTATATTTGGAATGAGATGGGATACTTTAGATAAAAGTAGAATTAAATTTATAGGGCTACAAGAATATAAAACAAATTTACAACCAGTAGATGATAATATTTTTAATTCAACAGATGGTAGTAATTTTGAAATAAATCAATATAATTCTTTATAAAAAATGGTTTTAAAACAAAAAGATGATATAAAAAAAAGTTTTAAAAACTTAACAAGACTTCCTGAAAGAGTAGATTCTAGCTTTCAAAGTATTCAAAAAGATACTACTTTAGATGGATTTCAAGTAATAGAAGAAAAACAACCCCCTATAGATCCACAAAAAATATCTTTAAAAAAAACTTTTTATGGAAGAAAAGAAGCATTATCTCTTTTAGATGAAGAGTTTAATTTTTTTAATATAAAAAAATATAATATTAAAGAATTTTTTAATTTTTATAATAATCTTTTTTTTAATCTAAAAATAGATACCCATAGAGAATTTATGTCTAAAAGCATAAATTATGCTTTTCCAGACGGATATCAAAATTTTCAAACAATAGAAAAACAAGATCTTTTATCTCAATTAAGAGAATTACAAAGAGAAATTGATTCTGTAGAAAGAGAAGATTTCTTTTTTAAAAATGGATCTTTTTTAATGGATGAATTAAATTTTGAATCTTCTACAAATAAAATAAATTCAGGAGAAAGCATTTATTATATGCAATCAGGTAAAAAAAGAAAAATTTCAAATTTTCAAATATATTCAAATTTAAAACAAAGAATAAGAAAACAACAAGAATTTATTCAAGATAAAGATTTTATAGCTTTTATAAGTACTGCAACTTTAAATAGTATCCCTGAAGGACCTCCTATAAATAAATTAAAAGATATTTACTTAAGTGCTTTTGAAATTAATATTTATCCACGAACACTTGAAAATTATGAACCTAACTTTGAACCTAACTTTGAAGGATCAGAAGCAGAATTTTTAACTAGGGATTATGAAATTGAATCAAATATACGTGAACAATAATGGCTTATACTAATTATACATCAAATGATAATAGATCTAGAGAAAGAAAAAACACTAGAAATTCTTCAACTTCAAAAGTAAGAAGTAAATATTCAGATCAAGATATGACCGATGAATCTAATGTAGATTCTTTAGATAGTCTTATATTAGAAGGAACAACTTCAAATAAAACTATAAATACTACTTTTGGTAAAGCAGATGATTATGTAGAATTTCATTTATATAATGATAATAGAAATTTAATATTCTCAGATGAAAATTTTGAAGATTATTTTCTTTCTAAAGAAGGAGATTCTATAGAAGTAGATCATATAAGAGTTGTTAGTAATTTAGGATATGCTTCAGGAAAATTTATTTCTAAAATAAATGTATTTAAAAATAAAATATTTAATACTGATAAATTATATTTTTCTATACGAGAAATATCTAGTGATAGAAGAGAAATAAAAGCTATAGCACCAGATATTACAAACCAAATATTATCCCCAGCAGTAAGTACATTTATTTCTGATTTAGAATCAACTGCTTATTTTAAAGAATTTGCCTTAAATTTTGGAAAAGATATTATTATACCCGCTATTAATATATTGTATAATAAAGATTCTACTAAACATGAAATACTATTTAAAACACTTAATCCTCTTCCTTTAGCTATAACAACTAGAACTAATTTTAAAATAGTAGAGGAAATAACAGATCCTATTATAATAAATACTGATTTAGGTAACCCTATAATAATAGATGATACTATACCTATAGCTGGTCCAAATTTTAATATTGATGTAAGACAAAATAATTCAATTCCTTCAGAATTTAAAACACGTGATCAAATATTAAATTATAATGTAACTTCTTCTTATCAAGAATTACTAAGTAAACTAACAGATGATTCTGTAGATTTAAATATACAATATGATTATATTAGACCTATTTCTTCAAGTTTAGAAGAATCTGAAAGATCTTATCATTTTGAAAATTTTTGCCACTTTAGTAATGCTACTGAAAGATTAAAAAGTTTTCAATATAAACTAAAACTAATAGAATCTTATGATAAAAATATTAAACAAATAAATAGTATTACAGGTCCTACGTCAGCATCTAATACTATTTTATTAAATAAAAATAGTATAGAAGAAAAAAAAGAAAAAATTATTAAAAATCTTGATGGTTATGAACAATTTTTATATTTTACTTCTGGAACTTATGCTTGGCCTAAACAAAATACTGAAAAACCATATTTATTATACTCTATTACATCTTCAGAAGCTAAAACATGGTTTGGAAATGAAGATTCTAATTTTGATTTTTTTGGAGGACAATTATTATCTGCTTCATTATTTGATAGACAAAATGAATATAGTTTAACTAGATTAGTTCCTCAACATATTTTAGAAAACCAAAATAATAATGTATATTCAAAATTTGTAAATATGATAGGTCAACATTTTGACCACATATGGATATACATAAAATCATTATCTAATATATATGATGCTGATAATAAATTAAATAAAGGTATTTCTAAAGATGTAGTATTTCATCAATTAAAAAGTTTAGGGATAGAAGCTTTTGATCAATTTGAAAATGCCCCACTTACTGAATATATGTTAGGTATAGGATCAGGAAGTAATAATTATAATGTTGGATTTAATTATGGAGTAGGACACTATGCTTCAAGTTCAAACACTCCTTCTGAAACTTTAATTACAGCCTCAAATATTTCTATTCCTAAAGGTGATATAGCTAAAGAAATATGGAAACGTTTATATCATAATGCCCCTTATCTTTTAAAAACTAAAGGAACTGAAAGAGGACTTAAAGCATTAATGAATTGTTATGGTATTCCCCCATCAATTTTAAATGTAAAAGAATATGGAGGTTCTACTGTTACTACAGGAACTTTTAAAGATAATAATCAATCTATTTTAGATATTTATAAAACATTTACTTACGAAAAATCTTCATTAGCATTACAGAGTGCAGGTGAAGGAACAAATGATTTTATGATAAAAGCAAATTGGTCTTCTTCTTTAACAGATGCATTAAGTTCTTCAGCTAAAACAGTAGAATTTAGAATAAAACCTACATATGTTTCATCAACAGATTTTCATATTTTTAATTTAAAAGCTGTTAATACTGCTAAAAGTTTACATATTAATATAGATCCTTATGTAGGAAATGATATATCTGAATCAAATGATGCTAATAATTATGCTAGATTAAGACTTATACAAGGTGAAACCCAAACATCTCTTGTTGATACACATTATTTTCCTTTATTTAATGGAAATTTTTGGAATATTCATATAGGAACATTAGGAACTTCAGGTAGTGCTGCTAATATACAGTTTGGTGCCTATCAAGCTAATTTTCTTAAAAATATAACTCATATTGTTACTCAAAGTATTCTTTCTGAAGCTGATAGAGCATTAACTTTTGGAGATCCTCATTTTAATAGTGGTGAATTTATAGGAGGTGCACCTGAAGTATATTTTGGTGGAGCCCCTTCTACAGGAGGAGGATCTTCTTCAACAGGTTTTAAATATAAAGGTCATTTACAAGAAGTAAGATATCATTTTGGAGAATTATTATCACATACAACTTTAAAAAAACATGCTCTTGAACCTTTTATGTATTCAGGTAATACACTTTCTAGTTCTTTTTCTAATGTAGTATTTAGATTACCTTTAGGAAGTAATGATATGGAGGATAGTTCAAGTTTTCATCCTAAAGTAGATATAAATTATATAGATCCTAATAGTATATCAAGTAGTTTAACTTATGGTTCTACAGGTCTTAAAAGATGGAATGAAATAAATGAAACTCATTATTTACCTACATCAGATACAGTAGGAATATCTCAAACAAGTGAAAAAGTTAGAATAGATACTCAAGGTATTGTTGATGAAAACTTATTATCCCCTTTTGTAAAATCAGAAACTTCTGTATTAGATAGACAACCACAAGATTTTGAAGATTTAGGTATATTTTTTTCTCCTACTACTGAATTAAATGAAGATATAATTTATACTTTAGGTAATTTTAGAATGGATGATTTTATAGGTTCACCTTTACCTTCTGCTCAAACTGCTTCTAATTATAAAGATTTAAAAGATATAAAAGATATTTATTTTCAAAAAGTAAAACGAAGATATAATTATTGGGATTATTTAAAACAAATTCAATATATAGATCATACTTTATTTAAACTTATAGAACAATTTGTACCCGCTAGAGCAAACACAAAAACAGGGATTTTAATAGAACCTCATCTTTTAGAAAGAAATAAATTTCAAAGAAATTTACCTGTAAGATCAGATGCTCAAACAATGACAGAAGGATTACACCAAACTTTTGAGGGAGAATTAAGTAAAAAAGTTGTTACTATAAAATCTTCAAGCGCTAAAGATTTTGGACAAGGAGCTGCTAATCAAAATATAGATAATGCTGTTGCTCAATTTGATCCTGGTTCTTATGTAGTACATCATAATAATTTTGATCGTAATAAATTTGCAACTAGTAGTAAGGGTAGAAGAAATGAACAAGGAACTAATACTACTATATATGTATATGATGATTATTTGGATCCAATAAATAAAGATCCTAATGCAGAAAATAACCAGTTTTGTCAAGCACCTATAAAACCATTCGATTCAAAAGTAGGAAAACCTGCCAATTATATAGCTCATGAATCATCTGTTATACTAGGAAATATGATAGGAGGAAGAAAATCTAGAAAATATTATAAATATAAAGAATATAGTTTAACAACATCAAGCTTATACACATAAATTATGCCAACATATCTACCAGGAGGAAATACATTAGCAACTCATAGTTTTGAAGAAAGACTTCTTACAGCAGAATTTGATGATGCTTTAATTGACCAAGCTGCTTGGAAAAATTCTAGATATGATGGTGCTAAATTAAAAGCTAGAAATTTTAATGTTTTTACTCCTTCTTCTTCTGCAACAGGATGGGATGGAGATGAAAGTTATCAAAATCTTCCTGTTATTAACAAACATACAACTGCTTTATATATAGCTAATACAGTTATTGGAGGAACAGAAGACCCCCAATATGCTACTATTAAAGACCATTCTTATATAGGAATAAATAAAATATTATTAATTAACCCTAAAGATGAAACTGTTCAAGTTATAGATAAAGCTACAGAACCCTTTCAAGAATTTCATAGATTTATTACAAATGACTTTAGTACAGGTACAAATTGTAAAGTAAAAGTTTTAGATGAATCAATTTCTGATAATTTAAAAGGAGAATATAAAGTAAAAATGAATAAAGGATGGTTATTAAAATCTTTTGACTATAATTTTGTATTAGACACACAAGGTAAATTAGGAGGAACAGGAACAGAAAATGCAGGTAGAGTTAAATCTCTTATTGAAAATAATTCTATGTATTTATATAGAACAGGATCTTTAAAAGATAATTTTATAGTAACAGGATCTGCTCCTCAGCAAGGAGGAACTACTTCATCTTTAAATAATCAATTAAGATTTAGATATGGAATTATAGAAATGTTTCGTGGAGATGCTGGTGGAAAAGGTCATATGTTAAAAGAAGAAAGAATAGGTCCTTCATTTGCTTCTTCTAGTATTTTAAAAAACAAATTTACAACTCAATATTATACAGGTAGTTTTGGTTTTATAAAACATAGACCTGATAGACTTACAGGCTCATTACATACTCCAGGAACTGAAACGGATATAAATCCTAACTCACAAGATAGTATGGCTAAATTTTTAAATACAACAGGATTAGGATCTGCTAGTAGATTTTTAGGACAAGATTCATTAAATTTTCTTAAAACTAATAATGCTAACACTCGTTTAACAGAACAAGAAAAAACAGAAATACATATTACTTTTTTTGATGGTACTAAAGATTTTGCTCCTGGATTTAATGATGAAAGAAGTATAAGTACTTTTGAAGTAGATCAAAATTTAGCAAATTTAGGAATTGAACAAGGAGGAGTATGTAATGGAGGGTTACCTACTAATCATGAATTAGTTTTTAAAGGACCTAATGATAATAGATTTTTCCCAACTACAGACACTTTTCTTGATGATATTTTTAGCGCTCATGTTCAATCTGGAAACCCTATGACATTACTTGATTTTGCAGATTCAAATGGATGTATTCCCCTTAGTCAACCCTTATCAAGTTCTGCTGGTCAAAGATTACAATTAGGTATGACAATAGATTTTATAGAAAATATGAACGTTTATGTACAAGGTGGAGCTTTAGGACCTGTAGGAAGATCAGGAGCACTTACAGGAAGTGCAGGAAATTTAGGGGGAAGTAGTCAATTAAGTAATATGAGTATAGATAATTTTTATTCTGGATCTTTTAATTATGAAATGTCATTTTTAGATAAAGATCATACTTTAATAATTAATTTAGATAAAGATAATGAACTATTTGATGGTATAGGAAAAAAAGGAGTTTTAGTAATACCAGACCATTTAGACCCACAAGTAGCTTTTAATACAGAATTTTACTTAAATAAAGCAGGAATACTTGAAGATACTTCAGATAGTACTCAAAATATTTCTCCAAATACAACAACATAAATAATTAATAAAAAATAACAACTTTTTAAAAAGACATATATTTATAATAAAATACAACAATTATGGGATATTTAGATAACACTTCAATAACAGTAGACGCTATACTAACTAAAAGAGGTCGAGAACTATTATCAAGAAATGATGGTAGTTTTAAAATTACACAATTTGCATTAGGTGATGATGAAATAGATTATTCATTATTTAATGAAAGCCATCCAAATGGCACACAATTTTCAGCAGAAGCAATAGAAAATATGTCATTAATAGAAGCTATACCTAATGGAGCTAATTCAATGAACTCAAAACTTATTACTTTAACTAGAGGAGCAAACGCTATTCCTTATATTAGTCATAATTATGGTACTTCTGGAATTACAATAAACCAAGGAGCACAAGAAACCATATCTCCTACAACATTTAATTTAAATGGTGGTAATGTAGCAGGAGCTGAAGAATATATATTTACTATTTTAGATAGTAGATTAAGACAAACATTTACAGCTACAGGAGGTACTTCAATGGTTTCTATGTCAGATTTAGCAGAATTTTCTACTATAGCAAATTCAGAGTCTATTAGAGGAAAAACAGCTACATTACAAGCAACAACAAGTAATGCTTTATTTAGTTCTACAATTACTTCTAGATCAACATCTCTTATTATAGAAGGAGTAACTTCTGGAGCTATTATAACTATTCCTATTACTATTAATTCAACATCATCTTAAAAATAAAAAATAATGTATACAAGATTCGGAGATAATGATATTGTTACTAGACAAGCCCAAGAGTTAGTAACTTCAACATGGACAAATAATGTAAATAACTTACAAACAGCTTTTACAAGTTCAGCACAAGTAAACTTTACAACACCAACAAGTTCAGGACAACAATATATTAATGTATTTAATATTGATCCTGATGCAAATCCATCAACTGCAGAAGTACAATATGCTGTAGCTTATGGACATAAAGCAGGTTCTGGTTCTCCAGATTTTACTAACGATACAGGTTCATTTGGTTTAGGTGCTTCTAGAATTACTTATAACCAATATAGACAATTACATTTTAATGATGATACTAAAAATTTTACTTTTGGTACACATACCCCTGATGATATATATGTGATTAATATTAATAGATCAAGATACAAACAAAGATTAACATTAGGCTCTTTATCACTACACATATCAGGTACAACAGAGGGAGTTGATGGTCAAACAACTATTCACCTTACAGAAGATAGTCTTACAAATACTAATGGAACAGGAACTTCTAATTTAGGTACATTTTATAATATAGTATCAGGATCTGCAGGAGTAACTGTAAAAAGTACTACTGACAGTGGATCTTATGGTAATTTTTATCCTGAAGCTGGACTTATAATTTTAAATCCAGCAGTATTTTCAGGTTCAAAATCACCAGTTCCAGCTACAAACCCAGGAGGACCTACAGCAAATACAGATAGAAATCATTTAAAATTATTTCAACATATTTCTGCTTCTAAAAATTTTATAATAGACACAACTGAAGAAATAAATTCTCAATTTTATTTTGCAAGAGTAAGAAATGATCAATATAATTACACTAATAATGAATCATTTGTAGATAATAACTTTAATATTAGATTTGAAACAATGAAATTAAATCCAAAAGTATTTATTACAACTGTTGGATTATATAATGATAAATTTGAATTAATGGCTATTGCTAAATTAAGTCAACCAGTTGCTAAAGACTTTACAAAAGAAGCACTTATTAGAGTAAAATTAGATTATTAAAAATGCTTTTGAATGGGTGTCTCATACATTTACAAAAAAATTCCTCCCCAAGATAAGGCAATAATCCCCTTTAATGCCCATAAGCAGTATAACTTTACATCTGCTTCTGCTGCTACTAATAAAATAGCACATTTTAATACAAGTTATACATCTGAATCAATTTCTTCTTATAGCTCATCTAGTTCTGATTATGGAGGAGATACTAAAAATGTAACAAAATATAATCAAATAGATCATTTATTCTATAGAGATCACTTAAAAAAATTTGGAAATAAAAAAGATCCTATTAACTATTTAAAACAACGTAGAGAATTATATAAAGAAGCTAATATATTATCTATACCATCAGGATTATATGGTTTTGAAATTAAAAAAACTTCATTTTATTTAAGTTCTAGTACTTTTGAAATATATGATGATTCTTATGGTAATTTAATTCTCAGTGGTACTAATCTTGATAATTATCCTAATAATGTTCAAGAAAATGTATTTAGATTAGATCCTATTAAAGGTTTTAAAAAGCATGATTTAGCAGTTCATGACGATTATGTTTTTGTTGAAGGAAGAGAATTTAAAGGTCCTTTTCAATATATTTATAAACAATTTTATAGACAAGGAAGACATAAACCTGGAGCCCCTGGTTTTTATACTAGTAATAATGAAAGATACCCTAAAGGATACTATCCTAAAGATGAAGATGATAGTTATTTTTTTAATAGTTTAAAATATTCTAATATAGATTTTGTTACATCTTCTCTTTGGGGAGGAGATAGTTTACGTTTTCGTTCTAATACTTCTTCTTTTATAGAATCTCCACATAATGCTAGATTTAATTTTAATGTGAATGAAGATTTTGCTATATCTTTCTATATACATCCTATATCAACAGCATCGGGAGGTGATTTATCAAATTCTGAAAAAAGATATATTTTATCTAAAAGTACAACAAAAACTAGAGTAGCAGATAGAACACAAATAGGAAGTGGTTCTGCTCTTGTTGATTCACTTGCAGGTCCCCAATATCCTTTTGAAATATATATGCAAAGTCAATCTTTATATTTTGCCCGATCAGATGGAGATACAACTTTTACAGTTGAAGGAGAAATAACAGCAAGTGGAGGAACATGTCAAAAAGAATCTCATATTTTATGTCAAGTAACAGGTTCTGAAATGCAACTTTGGTTTGACGGAACTAAAATTAATTCAAAAATAAGTACTTTTAAACAACCAACAAGAAATAAAGCTAATCTTTATATTGGATCTAAAGGCAAACCTAATAACACTATGTTAGATGATACAGGAACTAGCAATATAAGAAATTTTAATGGTACTTTAAATAATCTTAATATATATTCTAAAGCTTTTAATCAAACACAAATTCAAAATATATCTTCAAGTATAAATGCTTCACCTTATATAGGAAATATTTTTTATCAAAGTGGTTTTGTTGTAATTACTAATCCAAAATACTTAACAGCTATATCAGGAACAGCAGGAACAGGTATTATTAATACACTTCAATTTCAAGGTACACATTTAATTTATGAAAATGAATATCAATGCACTATTCAAGAACATGAGTTTAATTATACAACAAATAGTTCTGTTAGAAAACAAAAAACAAAAAACCCTTTTGAATTAGAAAGTTTTACATCAAGTTCATTTTTCAAACCATATGTAACTACTATAGGTTTATATAATGAAGCTTATGAATTATTAGCAATTGGGAAATTAGGTCAACCTATAAGAATGTCAGACGAAACAGATACAACATTTATAGTTCGTTGGGATAGTTAAAAAAATAAATTATGAAATGGTTATATAAAAATAAAGAAATTAACGAAATTTCTGACTTACCAAACAATGCCTTTGGCTTTGTTTATCAAACAACTCACTTACCTACAAATAAAAAATACATTGGTAAAAAATCTTTAATGTATAATTTAAAGAAAAAATTAGGTAAAAAAGAAAAAGCACTTTGGGAAGGTAAAGGTAGACCCCCTATGTATAAAAGAGTACTTAAAGAAAGCGATTGGAAAAATTACTATGGTTCACATGGTTTTATTAAAGAAGCAAATAAAAAAGATTTAAAAAGAGAAATTTTAAAAATTGCTTACCATAAAAAAGAATTGACTTATCTTGAATGTAAATACCAGTTTACGCTTGGTGTGCTTGAAAGTAGGTCTTACCTTAATGACAATATTCTCGGTAAATTTTTCGATAAAGATTTTGCTTAGTTGTTTATTTTTCATACAATCATAGTATGAAAGAAGATCTTTTAAAACAACTATTAGAATCTGTATTAGGTAGAAGTAAATCAGCTAGAGGTGGTGATGAAGCTGTATTTTATTGTCCTAGTTGCAATCATCATAAAAAAAAACTTACATTTAATTTATTATCACAAAAATTTCAATGTTGGGTTTGTGGTTATAAAGGTCATAGGGCTTATCAATTATTAAGAAAAGCTAATGCACCTGCATCTATTTATTCAACTTTAAAAGAATTAGATAGTCAGTATAATTTTAAAAAACAAATAGTAAAAAAAGAAACATCATCTATAAATTTACCTGAAGGTGTGCAACCTTTAATTTCTTCATCTGCAATACTATCAAGACATGCTTTACATTATTTAGATCAAAGAGGTATATCCCAACAGGATATAGTTAAATATAATATACATTATAGTGAACAAGGTGATTTAAAAAATATGGTAATAATCCCATCATATGATGCAAATGGTATGCTAAATTATTATGTTGGTAGATCATTTGATAAAAATGCATATATTAAACATAAATTGGCTCCCACCACAAAGGACATAGTTGGTTTTGAAATGCTTATAAATTGGGATCTTCCATTAATTTTATGCGAAGGAGCATTTGATGCAATGACTATTAAACGGAATGCAATTCCTTTATTTGGTAAAAAAATATCTTCATCATTAATGAAAAAAATTATTGAAAGTAATGTTAAAAAAATATATCTTGCATTAGATGATGATGCTTTAAAAGATGCCCTTAAACATGCTGAAACTTTTATAGGTTATGGAAAACGTGTTTACTTTATAGAAATGCAAGGTAAAGATCCTAGTGAATTAGGATTTAAAGAATTTACAAAATTATTACATAAAGCTACAGAACTTACAACTTCAAGCTTAATGAAAAAAAGAATGGCCTTATTATAATTTTCTATATTTATAACAAAAACTAACCATTAATGGAAAAAATAGCTCTTTTACCTGGAGGTTTTAAACCCCCTCATGCTGGTCATTATAATATGGCTAAATGGTTAGCTGCAAATACAGATGCCGATTCTGTAATAGTAAAAGTAGGGTCTAAAGTTAGAGATGGTATTTCAAGAGAAATGGCTCTCCAATTATTTAATTTATATAGAACATCTGATAAAGATCCTTTAGCTAATAAAATTTCAATACTTTCCTCAGATTCTCCTTCTCCAGTAAGAGATGTATATGATTTTATAGAAAAAGAAGCACCTGAAGGGTCTAAAGTTTATTTAGGGTTAGGAGAAAAAGATGTAAATGATAAAAGATATGATAATATAGGTAAATTTGCTAAACCTAAGAAAATTAAATTCCAAACAGTTTTAGTGCCCCCTCAAGCAGGAGGAATATCTGGAACTGAAATGAGACAATTTATTAAAAATGGGGACAAAGTTAGTTTTTATAATTTTTTACCTAACCATTTATCAAACGAACAAAAGGCAGAAGCATGGAATATAGTATTTAGTTCTACACCTCAAATTGAAAAAGGAATTGATACTAG